CCGACGGAGTCGGTCAGAGTCGTTCCGATATTTGCTTGCAAAAGCGGATACAAATTCTGTCCGTCAATAAACGTCAGATCGACCTGACTTTTGTAAAGAGGGAATCTTGTGGCAAGGTCAACCAGTCCCTGGTTCGTCAAAGACAGAACCAAAGGAAGCTCTTCTCCACAAATTTCACCGAGGTTTGTATCACCAACGGCCGATGTATTTTTCAACTGGCCATAGGCAAGACGACGTTGAAGTTCGTCGAATGTGATCATGTTGTTTCTCCAATCGGGAAAGTATCAGACCACGTATGATCCATAATTCGATTCATCCATAGCATCTGGTGTCAAGTCATTACTACCCCAAACTTGCTCAGAACGCACGTTAGAGGTGTCACTGGAATCAGTTTGTTCCTGACTGGGAACCCAAGGATTCATGTATTGCAACATGGAAACCGTGTCGATGCAGTCGTCTTTTCCTTTGATCCCATCCTTGGTTGCCAGAGCAATCTGCTCGACAAAAATACTCAAGGCTTTGGAATTCTTCAGTTCTTCTGCAAAGAAGATTTTCCCAGACTTGAATAAGGGGACCACCATATTAAAGCGTGACAGTTTGTCCGTCGTCGGTCTGATCCCTGGTTTTCCCTTTTGGTTCGTCAGGTTGAAGTATTTGTTCCGATAATTCATCTCATTCATGAGCCATTGGATGAAGCCCTGTTGTTGTCCCGAGACCTCAACACCAACACCCTGTGGTTCGTATTCATCAACAAAACCAAAAAGATCATCGATCGACTTGTCCATAGTCTGTCGCTCTACCACTCCATCGACCCAGGTATAGTTCCCATCTGAGTCGTAGGCCCAGACAGATTGTACCGAATAGTCAGCAGTCTGTTTCGACGACGTTGCAAAGTCAGTTGTGATATAAAAGTTGTAGTTCTGCTTATTTGCCAGAATCGGTGATCTAGGTTTCCACAAGATTTCAGAGTCCTGAACCAAACGAGATTCATCTGACGTAATGCGGAGCATGAGCTCCTGTCGGAAGGATTTGAGTTTTCCCTCCTGCTTTGCAGATTCATACTGCTCTCTCACATATCCATATGTGAAACGATCTTCCCAGGCGCCGCGGAACTCTTCTTCGGTACAGGGGAACTTCTCACAGATTGGCCACACGTTGACGTGCCATGCACCAGACTCGATCGCTGCGTAAACGATGTCTTCTTTGTTGAAGGGCGTACCATTCAAGATCATCTTGTTTCGTGTTGGGTCCAGAGCATACTGAACTCCAGAGTAGATCGTGTCTTTGATTGCATCCATCGCTGTTACAGATTTGGAATCAGCATCTGAAACCAAGTCATCCATCACAGCCAGGACTGGACGTTTACCAAAGATCTTCGTCCCTCGAATACCAGACTTGGCGCCGAACATCTTCACACCGAGCTGGTGTCCATTCTTGTTCGTGAACTCCAGATAATTCTCTGTGAATCGGGCATGCGGGATCCAGGATTGAAGGAACTCTGAGTTGTTATACCGGAACTCGATCGAGTTTCTGGCAGACTTCACACCGTTCTCCATGGAGTCGGATATGTACAACATGCCTGTGACGACTCCAAAATTTGGAAGCACTCCAAACATGGCGAGATACAGAACCAAGTATTCCATGAAGAGTGTAGTCTTGGCCGTACCACGAGCACAAAGGTTTGCGATCTTCTTCTCTTTGCCGGCCAGCTTGTCCAACATGGCCAAGTGCATCACCGGTGTCTTGTTGTCTTCTCCCACATCCCCATTCACCAACTTGATAAAGTTCATGAACTTCAGAGAGAACTCTGAAGGGATATATCCCGCATGGGAATTCAGCATCATGAAGTCGACTTCGTTAAGATAATCGTCGACGGTCTTCGGTGCTACATATGAATCGGATAGGCTCAAGGGGTGATGTCTCTGAGTGAGGAAGCTGCAATATCATTAGCAGATGTATTCGGATCATGCTCGATCAAGTCCAACTGCCTTTGGCTGATCTTGACCAGACTCGCTTCAAGGGCTGCCATGCCATCGTTCAATCCAATGTCAATCTTGAGCTCTGCCTTGTGGACATCAGGTTTTTTCAAGTGAGTCAGCAAACTGTTGGCTGCATCGGATCGAACCTTCGGGCTCACGTCCCCATCGTGCATCAACTGAACCTGAACATTGATTGCGGACTGGAAATGATCCTGGTTCAAGATCCAGGTAGGAACGATCGCCCTTTCCATGATCTTCGTGACCAGTGCGCCTTTGTTGTAGGCGGTTACGATCGATGCGATGTCTTTTGTGGCCTTCCCCATATTGACCATATTTGCATAGCGATCAGGGAAGGTGGCCTTGTACGAATCGAGGTTCGATTTGTTCATAACTTTGTGAGAGACATACATCACCGCTCGAACGTAATCCCCAACCTTGTAACGTCCCTCTTGCAAAACCTGGGAGAAAGTCACAAAGTTCTCCCGGATGTATCGGGCTTCTTCGGGATCACTTGAGAGAGCGTTGAGCTGGTTCACCATATCTTGGGTGATGTTCTGACGGTGGTTTGCCGGCAGGGACTCTTGAACGGATGCTAGTGTCAGCATTGCCTGATTACCTCGAACTGTGTTAGAGCGAAAAAGAATTACACGTCTTTAACCTGAACTTAGACTGGAAAGCAAACAAATGGCAATATGCACAACAAATTACACCTGCGTCCCTGTCTGGTACACTGCTGCCGACATAGATGTCATTTCATACGCTGCCGGTCCTTCGGCCGTAGACTTGAATGTGACCTGTGTCGTAAACACAGGCAGTGTTGTATTTCAGGTCAAAGATGAGAACGACGCCTGGTTCACTCCAAGTGAAGCATCGTACACAGTTCTCGCTTCCAATGTTGTTCGTCTCCCTCGGGCCAATATGCCAGATATTCGAATCTTGGCCACGGGTGATGCAACATTCTCCGTTGCTGGTGCTCTGCGCTAAAGCAAAGGAACTCCCATGCCTACAACATATACCCAGCATGTTTATACCAAAAACACGATTGGATCTACTTTCATCAATCCGTCCATCATGGAGGGCGAACGAGGATTGTCCAGTATTCTTGGAGAAGATTCGGCACTTCGAATTGTTCGGTTTGCTCCAACCTTCACCAATGATCCTACGATCAGCGGGGAACCAAAAGTACCAGCAACCCTCACCTGTAATCCCGGAACTCAAGAATCCTCACCACAGTCTTTGATATTCTATCAGTGGAAATCCAATGGGGTAGATATCCCTGGAGAAACTGCATCAACATTTGATACTGATGCGGCCGACGATACAAACACCATCACATGTGAAGTGACTGCCGTGAATTTCCTAGGTGTTGCCGCAGCTGAGTCAAATGGAATTGTTGCAGTTCTTGTCCTCCCGATCGAAGTCGTGGAGCAGGGTCTGTATGCTGTCCAAGGAATGGGCGCACCAAATTTCCAGACTCTCATGAATAACGAGATCATAGCCATTCAAGGTCTACCGGTCGACACAGCCCAGACATGTATGGGTGTATTGGCCTTCGTCATCACGGGCCTGAACCAACCAAATGTTCAAACAATGAACGCATATGACATCTACAGTATTTCTCACTCAATCCTTGATGTCGAACTGCCTCTCATAAACAAGGACTTTGAAACTGGTGACTTCACTGGTTGGACAGTCACATCAGGCGCCCCAACAATTCATGCGGGATCCACCACCTACTATCTCAGAGGTGATAACACTGGCTCTCAAGTCGACAACGTTGTCCACCAAGATGTGGCAGTCCCAGTTGCATCAGAAGCTGCGATTGATGCTGGAGATCACTCCATAGTGATCAACGCCGAGGTACAGGACTATTACGGATATGACGATGGAGTCAGACTCCGTGCAAAATTCTACAATGGCGCTGCCGCTCTAATTGGCACATCTCCCACCTATTCATGGGATTCTTGGCCAGGTGGTTCTAGTTGGAATCCTGTGAAGACTGGCTTCTTAGCTATCCCTCCACTCACCCGAACCATTCGTATTGAGATCGTGCTATACTCTATCCAATACAGCTCGGTCTCTTCTATAGTGGAGTTTGTCGAAGTAAACCTATATACCCAACCCAACGCGGCCCTTGTGGCCTATACCTAAAGGACAATGAACCATGACGAATATCGCCTTCGCTTCAAATAACCTGGCTCATTGGCCTGGAAGTACATCTGGCTCCACAGCTGGTCACTACGACTCTGATCGAGTCCCTTATTCCATCAACTCTGTAAATGGGCAGGCGTTGTCCTCTCCACAGTGGCTTGATCATGCTGGAGATGAAACATGGATTCACTTCAACTACTATTGTGGTGATACCTCACTCTCATCATCAGTGACCTTTTTCCAAGCGTATGATGATCAAGGTAATCTTTTGTATGCACTCATCCAGCGATTCAATATCAACGCTATGGCTTTGGAGTTGCGTCTTTATGATGGGGCTACGACCAAAGCAATCAACCTGACTGGTTATGCAAATGATGATGTCTTGAGCTTTATGGACTTCAAACATGTAGCAACTGCGTTTGGTCTATCCATTGATATTTATGCTGGTGGTGCTTTGCTTGGGTCTGAAAGTTTCCCAGCAAATGCAAACAATTATGGCAAACCGGTTCGTTGTATTCTGACAGCTGCGTTCTCCACCAGCGTTCCGTTTGAGATGTCAGAATTCATCGTAGCTGACGGTGATACCCGGAATGCTCGAATGGATCTCCTTCGGCCGGCCGCCACTGGTGCTTACTCTCAATGGCAGGGTTCGATCTCCACTCTGGCAGATGACGACTCGACAACTGGGATCTTGACCACTCTGGCTGCCCAGCGACACTCGATGACTCTGACTCCATATGCTGGGGCGCCCAACGTTTCAAACCTCGTTGCAGTGAGTCAGACAACTCGTGGCCAGAACTCTCCGACGAAGCTCCAACACTCGGTTCGTCTGTCACTCGTCGATTATGATAATGCTCTGGTTCATGATATTGGTTTCCCTCTTGAACTGAAGGTGACCGATTTCACATTGAACCCTGCCACTTCTCTTCCTTGGACTGACGCGGATTTAGCCGCGGTCGAGATGGGATTTATCTCGGTCGCATAACACTTAGAGCTTCTCTCTCAAAACCTTGTGTGCCATACATAAGGGGCAGTTAGTCTCCAAAGAAAAGGAGGTGATCTTGATCTTAGAAAGCGGACTCCGAGGAGTCCGTTTTTTAATGTCTTACGTGCCTCGGACTATCCGACGGATGTCACCCCGGTAGATACCCAGATCGTGGAGCTCACGATTGGTCAGTTGATTCAGTTCACGGATCGAGATGCGCTCTGCATTCCATCGTTCTATTTTTGCCATAATACGTTTCATTGATTTCTCCTTTTCTGGGGGCTGCCTACTCAACTTGAGCCAGGTGAACCAGAGGAGAAATTGCATAGCGGCTATGCGTATGATCACGGTCATTCTGACGCTTTCAGCGTCAGAACTCCCTAATGGGTGTGATCGTTGTCATTGGGTCACATATGACCCCTTATCCACCATATGGCGTCTTATCTGACACATATGGCCTTTTGGCATTGGTCCACAGAATCGAACTGTGATCTTCAGGTTTGGAAGCTGCTGTTCTGCCATTGAACTAGACCAACATGGGTCGCAGCTTTTAGAATTTGGTGGGGAGATCAGGATTTGAACCAGAACAGGAATTACCCG